GCAGATGGCCAAATGCAAAAATATGTTGGCACAACTGCCACTACTATTACTAAAGCTAGGATCATGGCAGTACAGGCTCAAGCAACTGCAGCAGGAGGAAGTGTCAAAATTTATAATGAAGCTTCCAGTGACAAAACTGCAAGCAAATTAGTGTTTGAAGCTCAGTGGGGAACTGCAGATAATTCTGACTTTTCTGTAAAAATTCCAGGAGATGGTATTTACTGTGATGCTGGAATGTATGCTGATCTAACTAACTGTGATTTTTTAGTAGTTACTGGCGCATTTACGTAAGAGGTAGCTAATGGCGAATACTACTTCAGGTACGACTACTTTTGATAAGACGTACGCGATCGATGATATTATCGTGGATGCCTATGAACGAATTGGTTTAATAGGTAGTTCTGGTAATCAGATTCGTTCGGCTCGTAGATCATTAAATATTTTATTTCAAGAATGGGGCAATAGAGGACTCCACTACTGGGAAGTGGGTTCAACTAATGTGACGTTAACTGAAGGTGCCTCTACATATACTTTTTATCGTTCTACAGGAGATGGCACAAGTTCTGCTTGTGTTACTGATGCTAATGTAGCAGATACATCAATTTATGGATTTGCTGATATTGAGCAATGCTCTTTTCGTCAATACAATAATAGTAGTGGTGGAACTCAGGCTGATACTACGATGACTAAAATTGATAGATCAACGTATGCTGGCTATGGGGACAAAAAAACAAAAAGCACCCCTTCTAATTTTTGGGTTCAAAGATTCATTGATAAAGTTACATTAACTATTTACCCAACTGCAAGTTCATCAGCAGCGGGATCAACTAACAAATTAAAAATTTTTTATACTAAACGAATTGAAGATGCAGGCGTCTTTACGAATGCAACTAATATACCTTATCGTTTTGTTCCTTGTATGACTGCAGGACTAGCTTTTTACTTAAGTCAAAAGTTTGCTCCACAACGTTCACAAGAAATGAAACTCTTTTACGAAGATGAATTAGCCCGAGCTTTAGCGGAGGATGGATCACCGTCTAGTACTTACATAACACCTAAGACGTATTATCCAGCAATGACATAATGGCAAATTATTCACAAGGTAAATATGCAAAAATGATTTCAGACCGATCTGGTCTTGCATTTCCTTATAGGGAAATGGTTCAAGAGTGGACAGGTATGTGGGTGCATAGTTCAGAATTCGAACCGAAACAACCACAACTAATGCCACGACCCGTGGTCGGTGATCCACAAGGATTGGCTCATGCAAAACCTTCACGTAAGGCTTTTGCAACACCCGTGGTTTTAGATAACAATCCTTTCACGACAACTGGAAGTAGCACCTCGGTTACCGTTAAATGTAAAAATCAACCATGGTCCACAGATGATTATATTCGTTTTACGAATGTAGCAAATGCAGTTGGAGGAGTAGCTAAATCTACTTTAGAATTATCAACGACTTTAAATGGAAATATTACAGATAGTGCTACAAGTTTAGTATTGGCAGATAGCTCTCAGTTTCCAGCTCCTGGTTATATTGTTATAGAAAATTTTGTTCAGCCTACAGGTGAGACTATAGATTATGATGAAGGAAATGATGTAAGTGAAACAATTTACTATACAACAAACACTACAGGATCAAATACTTTATCAGGATTAACTCGAGGAACAGCGGCTCCTGTTGGAGGGATTACTCCTTTAAGTACTACTGCAACAAGCCATTTAAGTGGAGCAAAAGTATACGGCTCTTACAAAATTACAAAACAAACAACAACTGAAACTATTGCATCTCCTCCTGGATCAGTTACAGTGAGTAATAGTTTTACGTTTAGTTTAAAAAATAATGCGTCTAGCACAGCAACCGGTGGAGGGTTTTTTGCTTTTGGTGGACCAGTGAATGAGAGACCATAATGTCAGGAATTAGTTATACAACATTAGTAACCATGATTAGAAACTACACAGAAGTAGGAGACACAGTTCTTACTACAGCTGTTCTAGAGAATCTTATTTTAAATGCACAACAAAGAATCATGATGGAGATTCCAATTGATTCAGATCGAAAAGCACAAACTGGAAGTTTAGTAGCGGGTCAAACAACTATTAACTGTCCTGCTGGGGCTCTTTTTATTAGAGGAGTTCAAGTATATACTTCTACGTCTGCGGTAACCGGAGCTAATGAATGGCTCTTAAAAAGAGATCAAACTTTTTTACAAGAATATGTTCCATCTACCGAATCAGCTAAAAGAGGAAAACCTAAATATTATGCTATGTTTGGAGGAGCAACTGGTTTATCGGATACTACTTCTGGAAGAATAATGGTGGCTCCAGTTCCAGATGCAGCCTATATGTTTCAAATTCATTATAATTTGATGCCAGCGACTTTAGAGTCAGGCAATGAGACTAATTATATCAGTTTAAATTTCCCTCAAGGTCTATTATACTGTTGTTTAGCAGAGACTTATGGGTACTTAAAAGGCCCAATGGATATGTTGACACTTTACGAAAACAAGTATAAACAGGAAGTAGAGAAATTTGCAGGAATGCAAATAGGTAGAAGACGAAGAGATGATTATACGGATGGAACAGTTCGTATACCGATCGAGTCTCCACCTCAATAATTAGGAGTAAACTATGGCAATAACATCGGCAGTTTGTACATCATTTAAAGTAGAACTTTTGGAAGGTAAACATAACTTTACTAATTCTACAGGTGATACATTCAAGATTGCATTGTATACAAGTTCAGCAACTCTAGGAGCCTCTACTACAGATTATGCCTCGACTAATGAAATTACAAATACATCTGGAACAGCTTATACAGCTGGAGGAAAAGCGTTGACGAACGTTACACCAACTTCAAGTTCAACAACAGCTTATACAGATTTTTCTGATGTCTCATGGACGTCGGCATCTTTTACTGCTAATGGAGCTTTAATCTACAACACAACAACGGGCACAGGGTCAGGAACTACTGACGCTGTATGTGCCATTGCTTTTGGCGGAGATAAAACAGCAACTAGCGGAACTTTTACAATTCAATTTCCAACAGCTGACGCATCCGACGCGATCTTAAGAATAGCATAGGAGTCTCGCCATGGCTGATATAACTGTATCAGTAACAGGCGTACAGGCGATTGTTAATCCAACTCGCTGGGGCGCGCATAATGTACCTTATGGAGAAGGTGCATGGAATACAGGAGGATATACTAGTGAAGATGTAATCCAAGGATGGGGACACCTATCTTGGGGTAGATCTAATTGGGGTGATCTAGATATTTACGAAGAAGGTTGGGGAAGAAGTACCTGGGGTAATGAACCTTGGGGAGGCACTCATAATAAAGTTGTTTCAGTTACAGGATTATCAGTCACATCAACTTTAGGAACTGTAACTCCACTTACAAATGTTACAGTTGAACCAACTGGTTTAGAAGTCACATCAAGTTTAGGAACAGTTACACCAGTGACCGACGTCACTGTTGCACCAACCGGAGTATCTTCAACAGCATCGATAGGATCAGTAACAGTTGCTGAGGTTTAACAGGAGTCAGTGCAACTGCTTCTATTGGATCGGTAAGTGTTATTGATCAAGCAGTCGGAGTATCATTAGATGCGATGACAGCAGGAGTAGGTTCGGTTACTATTCCAAATATTGGAGTTCCATTAACAGGAGTAGAAGCAACTGCTTCATTAGGTACTCCAGTTATTTTTTCAGGTGTAGTAGTAGAACCAAGTGGTTTAAGTGCTACCATGTCTCTTGGAAGTGTAACTCTTCCAAACGTAGGAATTCCATTAACTGGTTTTGAAATGACTGCTTCAGTAGGAGAATTAAGTCCTGCTACAGTGACAGGAGTTTCAATGTCAGCAATGACTGGCTCTGTTGGGTCCGTGGTTATTGAATCTAAGTATGCAATTACGGGATTATCGATGACTGCTTCCTTAGGAACGATTACAGAAATAGCGGATCAAGTTGTAGGATTCTCAATGGATGCTATGACAGCATCAGTTGGAGCACCAGGAA